AAATCCCCTTTCGGCCATTGTCTGAGCGTAAATACCGGCCCCCTGCTCCTTAACCCCGCCGTAGGGTGTGCCAACGAGAAGAGCCGGGTACTTTTTAGATTGATTCTATCAAAAAGCAGGGAATAGCATAGAATTGGATTCTAGCCGAGATTAGGCGGGAGCAGACGGGATTGAGTGGGGACTGGCGAAGGGTTTGGTTGTTTTTATGGGGGAGGCTGGGTGGTTCTGGCAATCTCAGATTTTTTTTAATGAATTTGGCGAAGTGGCATTTTATATTAGGTTTTTAAAAATAGTATTAACTTTAAAAATAGGTTGTTAAGCTTATAACTTGTTCCAAGTTTGTTTTTTTATGGCATGATTTCATGCAAAAACCGGAAGGGTTGATTTTTAAGACCTTTCCGGTTTTGTTCTTGATCGTAAAAAAAAAGAAGTTGGAAACATTTACGGGTCATTTTATGGTTTCTTCCCCCCATCCCATACCGTAGTAGTAGCCAATATTTTCTCTTGATTTTAGAACTTCCGATTTTGTCATTCCGGTCTCTTCCGCTACGAGCTCCATGGATTTGTCTATGATATTGTCACTTAGCTTGAAGTATTGTTTTTGGGATATCTTTTTTTTCATTAATAAATCTGAGTATTGTCCACTTAGTTGGTTATGCTTTTTATAATACAGATTGTAAATTTTTAGGGCTTTTGTAAACGATTCTTTACTTAGCAATATGGGGACTGCGTTTGGATTTGCGTCCGGTGTTTCAGCGATCACTTGTTTTTGGATTTCAATCTGTTTTGCGGAAGGGATTTCGTAGTTGATTGTTGTTATGCCTTCTTTATATTCAGCCCGGCCTGGGGATACACCACCTTCATTTGAATGGCCGCCACAATAAAGGTAAAAGGAAATCCACCTATACTTTGACTGTTTTTTATTCAAGGCTTTTATTCCTTTCAATAAGGTCGGTTTTATTTGTCCCCTTTTGATGTCATGGGGGACGATCGCCTCTCCATAAAGAAGTTTTCCTTGCTTATGAATTTCGAATTTAATGTCCAACTTTTGAATAGATCCTTTGAGAAGAGAATCTGGGACATGACGATCGATTGGGTCCGGGCCGACGGGGATATAGATAATAACGGCGATGGCTGCAAATGTAATGAGAAGCAAGCATATCATTGCTTTTGTTATAAAAGATAATTTCATAAAATGTTCCTTTTAAATAAGATGGTTAATTATGGAACTTATTTTATTTTGATAGGGCGTTTGAGGCAATGTCAAACTTGTTGTTTTTTTATGACCTGGGGGGCAGCTGGGTTACGGGGGGCGGATGTAGCTGCCTATGTTTCTTATGTTGTCTGGCATTTGCCAGCCGGAGATCAGGTATTTGCCTTCACCTTTATATATATGGCAGTGGCAGGATACGTATTTGTCTATGAAGCAGAATGTCAGGTCTACGGCCTGGGGTTTTGTGTGTGCTGCGTGGGCCATTGCGTTTCGCAGGTGCTCCATGTCCCTGGCGGAGCTCACGTAATCGAAAATGCTGCGGCGGCCATGTGACATCCCGCTGCCGCCGTCGGCTATCAGCCTGCCGTTGTTGTCTGTTATGACAAAGTCGTCCGGCTCCCTTTGTGTTAACCACTTTCTATGTTTTTCCCATCTGAGTCCTCCCAGCCAGTCTCTTTCATTTTTTTTTGACCTTCTATTTCGGATTTAATGAGTTTGGCTGTTTCGTGTGTGGTTTTCAGGTAATCGCTAACCTTATTATATAGCTGCTTACTGGCCCGCTCTATTCCAAGCAGGTGAATGTTGTTTTGAATGCCTTTTTCAGGATCATCGAACTGCGACACCAGGTCCTGGTGTTTAATGACAATGAGGTTTTCTTTTTTTGACGCAGATTTATTCTTGACAAGTCTATAATTTATAGATTATTAATCAATATAGGTTTAGCGCAAAACTATCACAAGGTACTTTCTTCACGGGGGTTTGGCAATGACAAAAAAGAAAAGATTCCCAGACACAAGGGAACGCCAGCTCAACCTTCCTTTCTCGAATTTGCGGTCATTTGATGAGCTTGCAGGCAGTTACAGCCGAAAATCAGCGGTCCAGGAGGCATTAAAACGGACATTGCGGGACTGTCAACTCAGCCGGGAGGAGATTGCCGATGAGATGTCCAGGCTGGTAAGTGAAAAGATCACAGTCAATCATATTGCAAACTGGACGGCAGAAAGCAAGAACGGATGGCGGATGCCGCTGGAGTATGCAGCGGCTTTTTTTGTGATTACCGGGGATGACGGGGTGGTCAAGGCGGCGTTGTCCGGGTCAGGTATAGGGATCATGGATGACAGAGAATATGCATTTTATGAACTGGGCAAGATCGTTGCCGAGGAACGCCAGCGCAGCAAGAAGAAACGACGGGTTATGGAGGAATTAGGACTATGAAAAAAGCCAAGATGCTTGAGGTAAAGTTCTGGTTGATCAGGCAGGATATTGAACAGAAGGTCATTGCCAAGGAGTATGGCTGTTCTGAATTTTTTGTCAGTGCTTTTGTGCGGGGAGAACGGACGTCAAAGGATTTGGCTGAGCTCCTTATAAATAAAGGATGCCCTAAAAAATATTTTAAGAACGGCCGGGTGGCTGCGTAAGGGAGGATGGTGAGAATGGTACAGACTACAGCAGCGTTAGAAGAATCAGGCGTACGGCCTTTGACAGATCCTGAACGGGGGCGGCTGGCGGAATGTGAGAGCGTTATAAAAAAGGGGTTGAATACCTTTCTTGAGGTGGGTGGTGCCCTGGCGGAGATCCATGATGCCATGCTTTACCGGGAGACGCATAAGTCTTTCAAGCAATATTGTTCGGATGTGTGGGACATAGGCAAAAGCACGGCTCACCAGAAAATGGACGGGTACCGTGCGGTCAAATTTTTGGAAGATAAAGTGTCCGCCATGGCGGACACTTTTCCGGATGAAAACAAAACGTCCGCCATGGCGGACACTTCCGATGGAGAAAGTTCCTCCATGGCGGAACTTTTGGTGGCCGGTGAAGTGGTTCTCCCGACAAACGAACGCCAGGTCAGGCCTTTAACAAGGCTTTCCCCGGACGACCAGGTCAAAGCATGGTCCTTGGTGTTGAAGCAGCTGAACGAAGGCAAAAAGCTTACCGCCTCCCTGGTGGGCAAGGCGGCCAAGGAGATCAAGGGAGATACCCAGAAACGTAAACTTAAGGAGACCAAGAGAGAACTTGAGAGCACAGAGCTTGTGAGTAAGATTTTTAAGGCCCAGTGGCAGGTCATGGTGGACATCATTTCAGAAGAGCAGGACAACGGATGGAAAAATTCGTCCAAAAAAGAAGTGGTCAAGTGGCTGAAAAACCTGGTCAAGATGGTTGAGGCGGAGGATTAACACCATGGTGCAATCATTAGATGTCGAGCAGCACCACTCCATCCGGGAGAGGCGTTCCAGGGTAGGAACCGGCCAGGCCGTCCATGAATTTTACAGGGATGATCAAAAAATCAATATCAAAGAGCCGTTGAACGTATTCGTTGTAAAAGTCGGCAGCTACCTTAATAGGATGGAATATTGATCGTGGGAGATCAAAGGATTCGTACCCCCCATATTGAAAGCCATCAGGGAAAAGAGGAGTCAAATCAAATGAGAACCTTAAATAATCACCGTTATATTGAAGGAAAAAGCCAGCCACTAAAAACGGGATGCCTATCTGCCGGGCGAAGTATTCCTTGCCAATGTAGTGGTAATCGTCAGTCGGATCAAAATGCGTCTCAATGTTATAGACCTTATGTATATCGAGACATTGATGAGAAAGTCTTTCTTCAACTTGTACCAACGCTTGTATCATCAGGGCGTGAGCTATTTTCAGCGGTTCTAAAAGACGATGAACTTTGGCAGACGTTCCGCCAAAAGGCAGCCGAGGCTTTTTGTAAGACGGATCAAGCGTATTTCTTAGCCAACATCCCTTCGTTCCCGTTTTGTTTTGCAAGGTTAGAAGGTACCAATTTCTGTTTATATCAACGTTCAAAGATCAAACCTCCCAATATGGTTGACGCATACACTTTCGGAGATCTTGAATCCATAGCAGGAATGGTCCTGGCCGACAAGGAAAAAGGAGCTGACATGCCATGAATGCACTGGTAGCTGAATCTAAAATCTCAGCCGCCCTGGGCGTCACCACCAAGGCGGTGCAGTTGCGGGCGCTCAAGAATGACTGGCCCGTGAAGCAACAGAAAAAACAGGGCGGTGCCGAGCGGTTTTATTTTACCGACATGCTGCCAGTGGATGTGAAACAAGCCCTGGTTGATCGCAGGACCGTGGGCCGGGATACGCTTCCAGCCCTGGTGCATGATACGGATGTGCCCGGGCGGTCCAAAAAGATAGGCCTGGCCAAGTACAACCTGGTTCATGCCTTCAGAATCGCAAAGGAGCGGGCCGGATGGGGGCAAAAGGGCCGTGCGGCAGATGATTTCCTGCTGGCGTACAATGCCGGGGTGATGTTGCCCCAGGTGTTTGAGACCGTGGGGGAGATCCGGTTAAAGACCCTTGAGGCCCTGGATAAGAAGCTGGCAAAGCACGATGACAATTACCTTTGCCTGTGCGACGGCCGGGGCGGCTGGAAGAAACACGGGACAACCCGGTACAAGGGGCGGCAGCTTTCCGATGCTGCAAAAGCTTTTTTTCTGCGGTGTTATCTTCGCCAGGAGCGGCCCAGCGTGATTATGTCCATCCGTGGGGCATGGTATGCCATGGAAAAGGCCGGGCTGGATGAAAAGCCGAGTGAAAGCACGTTCCGCCGTTGGCTCAAGGATTATGAGAAATATAACGCCGGGGTTGTCTGCCTGGCCCGGGAGGGTGAGAAGGCGTACAAGGACAAATTCGCCCGGTACATCACCCGGGACCCGGAACTGCTGGAGGTTGGGCAATGCCTGGTGGCAGACGGCAAAACTTTTAACTTTCAGATTCGACACCCCAGGACAGGTCAGCCATGCCGCATGACGTTGATTGTGTTTTTTGACTGGAAATCCAGGTATCCCCTTGGATGGCAGATTGCGCCAACGGAGAACAAGTGGGTGATCATGGCCGCATTCCGAAATGCATGCATGGCCCTGGGCAGGTATCCGGACAGTGTGTATCTGGATAACGGCAAAGCGTTTAAGGCAAAGCTGTTCAAGGGTAAAGGCCGGGATCTGGATTTTGAAGAGATGAACGGCCTTTATGCCAGGGTGGGCACGGCAGTCTTCCATGCAAAACCTTACAATGGCCGGGCTAAAGTTGTTGAGCGATTCTTTTTGACTTTTCAGGATCAGCTTGAATCCCAGCTGTCATCCTTCACCGGAGATTCCATCCAGACCAAACCTGCCCGTCTGCATCGAAACGAAAAATTCCACCAGAAAATTCACCAGATCCAGACCGGCGGGTGGGTGCCCACCATACGTGAAGCGGCTGTTATTGTTGATCAGTATATCCGATGGTATGCCATACAACCGCACACGGACCTGAAATTTTCCCCCCTGGAGCGGCTTGAGGCCGGTATGGGACCTGGCATTGATCCGGCCCAGCTTCATCTTGATTTCCTTATTCCTGTGGAGATCCACATCCGGCGTGGCCGTGCTGTGTTGTGGGGGATTGATTACGAATCGGACGCCTTTGACAATCTGGACGAAAATTTTAAGGCAACGGCACAGGTAGATACGGCGGATTTGAGCCGGATCTGGTGCTGGACCGATGACGGAATTTACATGGGTGAGGCGTATCCGGTGCGGGCATGTCATCCCATTGCCAACCTGTTCGGGGACAAGGTGGCCATTGAGCAGGTGGAAGGCGAGATCAAGCGCCAGCGTCGGGTGGTAAAGAATGCAAAGGCGCAGCTTACGGCACTTGCAGGACTTAGCGGGCAGGCTGACAACACCTATCTTGACGCCATAGATGTGGCCATCCCAAAAGAAAAGTCTCCGGTCAGAGGTCCTGGAAAGGCGGAGGCTGACGGTGTTTATGCGCTCACAAAACCGGAACAAGTGGCTGAAAAAGAGGTAAAGCGGATCGAGCAGCTGGTGGAGAAGACAGAGGCGGATATGGCGGTTGAACCTGAAATTCCAAGGCCAAAATTCTGGAAGTCTGAGGTGGACAGGTATGAATGGTGTTTCCGGCTGGTGCATGAGCATGGCCGGGAAATATCTCATGAAGACAAAGTGTTTATGGAATCCTTTGAGGCGGCGCCCAAGTGGGAGAATTACCGGGAGCGGTTCGAGGATCTGAAGTTAATCCTGTAATTGTAAAGGAGACTGACTGAATGAAAAACGTATTTATCGTCACATCAAGGGTGCTTGACTTCCGTGACGCCCTGGGCGTTGTGCTGGACACTGAAAAAGGCCAGCCAGGCTTTATGGTGGCATGGGGTGAAGCCGGCCGGGGCAAGTCGGAATGTGCAAAGGAATATGCCGTGAATCATGAGAATGTCACGTATATCCGTGTGTATGAAGACTGGACGGCCCGGGCTATGCTGGCGACCATATGCCGGAATCTGAACGGCATGAACCCGGGCATGGTTGACCGGGCCAAGCGCATTATTATTGAGGAATTAGACCAGCGGCCCCGGGCGTTGCTGATTGATGAAGCAGACCGGCTGAATATCCGTCTGGTTGAGCATTTGCGGGATATACACGACGAGACCGGCTGCCCTGTGGTGCTGATCGGAGAGCCTACCCTGTATGCCCAGCTCAAGGCCCGTGCCAGGATATGGCAGCGGGTGACCCGGGTGGTGAATTTCGGGCCGGTGATTGTGGATGATGTGGTGCTGTTCGGGCTAAAGGCGTGCGGTATCAAGATTGATGCCCAGGCGGCGAACGGGCTGTTAAAGCGGTGTCAGGGCAGTTTCCGTCTGCTGTACCACGATATGGTGGACCTGGAGCGTGTGGCAAAGGCCAATGATACCAGTGATGTGCCCATGGATCTGGTGGAGATGTTGCCGGACCGGAGACTGGCGCCGGGGAGGAGTAAATAATGCACAAGGCTGTGAAACTGCAGCGGGCCATGACCGTGAACCGCACCTTTTCATACGCGCTTTTGGAGCGGCTTACCGGATTGAGTACGTCATTTGTTTTTAACAAGGTCAAGGCGTATGAGGCTTCCGGGTATATTGCCAGGGCCGGGATGGACAATCAAAAGAAGCTGTGGCGTCTCACCCAGGAAGGCCGGAGGCAGTTTGATCCCCATGCGTCCAAGGCCCCTGTGTTGACGGATGTAGCCGGATCAAGGCCGAGTCTGGCCGATCATGGGCCTGAAAAGCGGTTGTGGATTGCCATCCGTGAGCTGAAACGGTTCGGTATTGATGACCTGCTTGAGCTGAAGCTGGCTAACGATACCACCACCCGGCAGTATGTGGCTTTGCTTCGTCGGGCCGGGCTGCTGATCGGCACCCGGGTGACAAATCCTAAAAGCAAGTTCGGGGCACCCATGGTGTACACCGTATCCGACGATGCGGGTGAGCTTGCCCCGTTGATGGGCCGGTGTTTTTACCTGTTTGATCCGAATACCCGGGATTATTTTTCCACGGCAATGGAGGACTTTGAGGAAAAGAAACGGCCTGGCGATGTGTCCACATCGTGATCCAGGCCTTAGCGGCAACTGTGAGAGGTTGCAATTCAAGGGTAGCCGGACCGGCTGCCCTTGTCAAGAAAAGGAGTTGAAATGACACACAAAAATTCAACCGGATGGGTACCGTGGGATGATTCGCTCAAAGACGAGGATGATGTGAGGCGGTTGGCTGTAAATGATCTCCACAATGAACTATTGATTGCGTCTGTTGAAATCGGCGGGATATGCGGCATGGCGTCCTGGGCGTCTGCAGGTTTGGCCGCCCGGGTTCAGAAAACCGGGAAAGGGCTGTATGACATCTCCGTTGGGGAACTGATTGGGTTGATCAAGGAACAGGACGGGATGCATGCCGAAGTTGAACGCCTGGCTATTGGAAAGAACTTTTTCTCCTTGGCGCGTGAGGATCTGTATACAGATAAGGAGGTAGACGTATGATCAGCAAGGCTAAAAAGGCAGTGATCCATATCGCAAAGCTCCAGACCGGCATGACAGATGATGAGTACAGGGATCTGCTCGGCAGCGTTGGGGCATCATCGTCAACGGAACTGACTGACGTAACGTTTGACAAGGTTATGTCAAAGTTTGATGCGCTTGGATTCCGGACCACATCCAAGCCGCGCAAGCGGACCCGGAAGGCTGCAGGGTTGCCGATGCGGAAGCGGGATATCATGGCAAAGCTTGAGGCTATTTTGCTGGATATGGGGCTGCCATGGGGGTATGTGGACAGTATTGCCCATAAGCGGTTCGGGGTGGACACCGTGCAATGGCTGGAAGCGGAGGACCTGCACAAGGTGCTCAAGATGATGATTTATCATCAAAACAGGAACAGGATGCGAAAGGATGTTTCAAAGCAATGTTAAATCTGACAAAACATTTTGTTAAAAACTGGAAAATTCGTGTCGGCGGCAACCCGAATCGGTTCGTTGTTAACGATGTTATCCGGGAGTCCGTTCGGCAGACCAAGGGCCGGATCGCTTTCGGCCGGTGGGGTGGAATGGATAAGAGCCTGACCGTTTACTGTCATTTCCCACTCGGCTTATCATTTCTTGTTGATCACTACAGCAATAATGTTGTGTCTGTCAGCTCCTGGAAGAATATGCCTGAAAACTACAAGTATAAGAGTCTGGCTGATATCGTGCCAGGTGCAATTAGTAAGGGGGGTGATCATGAGTACGCGGGCTAAAGGCGAACAGTTGCTGGATATCCTCAAGGAGGTCCGGAAGGAAAAAGAAGATCAGGCGGCGGATGGGGCTGAAAAGACAAAGGTGTGTACCTTATGCACCCGGGAACTGCCTGCCACGGAAGCGTATTTTTACAAAGAAAAGCGGGTTAAGAGCGGGTTGTCGTCTTGGTGCAGGGATTGCCATCGGGAAAAACAAAAGGTCCGGGATCTTAAAAAATCACTGGCTAAACGGGTTGGGTCTGTGAGTCTTGATTTTGACGCGTATCCGGAGATGTACGTTAAGCTTGAAGTGGATGCAAGGAATGATTTCAGAGCCGTTGATCAGCATATTCTTTGGATCATCAACGATTATTTTAACCGGATGCCGGTATAAGGGGGATGTCATGAATATGAATGATTACATGGAAGACGGCCAGGGTCGTCTGGTGCATGTGGACAACGTCCGGGAGATCGACAAGACCAGGGACGGGCTGGTTCGGCACATCTTGGATAATGCCAGGGCTGTGCAGGCGGATATGGTGAAGTTCAAGGGGATGGCCATGTCAGAGATAGAGGCGTTTGTTGAGATGTCGGCCAATGAGTACGGGGTCAAGCTGGGGGGTCGGAAGGGAAATCTGAACCTGCTGACCTTCGATGGCAAGTATAAAGTCCAGGTGCAGATCGCAGAGTATGTGATTCCTGACGAACGGATGAATGCGGCAAAGGCCATCATTGACAAGTTGCTGATCTCCTGGACGGAGGATAGCCGCAGCGAGGTTAAGACGATCATTAATGATGCCTTTGCCGTGGACCATGAGGGCAAGTTCAATTTGGGGCGGATTCTTTCCCTCCGGCGGCTTGAGATCAATGATCCGGATTGGAAAAAGGCCATGGACGCGATATCAGACAGCCTGCAGGTGGTGGGGTCAAAGAGCTATATGCGGGTGTATGAACGGATCGGAAATGAAGATAAATGGTCGCCGGTCAGCCTTGATTTTGCGGCTTTGTAGGGGGGATACGACATGGATAAAAAAAGAATTGTTGAACAGGCAAAAGATCTGGCCATTGCGAACTGGCGCGACAAGATTATCCGGCTGAACCGTTTGGAAACTGATATCCAGGGCATGATCCGTGAGTTTGTGGAGATTACCGGGGTGCAGATCAAGGATATACAGCTCTATGACCCCAATACCGGCGAAGTACAGTTTGAAACGGATTTATGATTGACGTCAACGACATACAGATGGATGATCTGCCCGAGGAGTTCCGGGCGGTGGCCCGGCTGATCGGGATGCCTGCGGCATTGGCCCTGGTGAACGGGTTTGCCGGGTGCCAGCTGTATGTCCCAAAGCTTGAGACCCTGACACGACAGTTGAAACAACGCCGGATGTACGATGATTTCGTGGAGAACGGGAATTATAAGCGGGTGGCGGTTAAATACGGCCTCAGCGAGTCCAGAACACGGCAAATCGTCAATGAAGAGCGTCGGCGTAGGTTGCCTGCCCGGGACACTCAGAATGAGTTGTTTTGATGCTGTATACCCGCCCATGTGCTTATCTAAACGATTAAAGAATATTACCGGATAAAATTTATCTTTGGAGTTTTGAAAATGATTAAAAACTACCATATCAAGTTTGATTGGTGGGAGGCATCAATACAGATTGATGACAGCCCAGCAACAATAGAAGCGATGAAAGAGCAGCTGCTTTTTTGGACAGGAGGTCAAACTTTAATTGACGATTATGATGGAGATGTAACTCATGCGTATATAAGACAAACAGCCCCAATTATTATTGATCTTTCAAGGAACAAAAACACATACGGAATTATCCATGAATTAAAAAACATGGAGGGATTTTTACCTATCGCGTGGGATGTAACCGGCAACTCAGCAGTTATCCGTAAAATCCGGACAACTTACAAACAGCCAATGGCCCGGTCTGGGTTCCGGCGGGGGCAGAGGAAATGAAAATGTTAAGAGGAAAGACCGAAAAAGAAACGCTCTATCTTAACGGGTGGGGTGTTGGGACAATATTGGAAGGCGATGAAGGTTTTGGTCCTGATCGCATCATCATTACAGCTGTCGGAGAAGAATGCTTTCTTTGCCGGTGGGATTATAAGTGTACTGGAAAATGGAGCGAAGAAAGTGGAAACACGACTCTTGTATGCCGGGAATGGAAGCGAGTTAAACCCTTTCATGTCGCCAATGATCAAGAGCGTTAAGAGGAGATAAACCGTAATGGTAAAATTTGGAAGAAAGCTTTGGATATACGTCTTGGCACTATCGTTCGTCATGGGAGCATCTGCAAACATTGGCCGAAAAACAATTAATTTGATCTGGCCTGATAAGCCGTATCAGCTTGAAATTTGTCAAGATGAATAAAAACTGAAACGAAATTATTTTTTGAAGTTAAGAATAAACTTAATAATATAGAAAATTGACCAAAGCCCAAGCATCGGAACCCGGTAGCCCTGGACATTGACAGTCCGGAATTGTGCAAACGCTTCGGTTTTGCCCCTCAATGGATAGCCCGCCCGGCAGGTGTCGGCTTGGGGCTCGGGTCAATTTAAAGAAAACCGGGCGGCTTTATCGGGCCGCCCGGTTTTTCCTTTCCATCCTCTCAATATCTTCTTGAAACACGTTATTTTCATTCAATCACGATCTTATCTAAACAGTATCCATAAGCATTAATTTTTCATGGGGGATCACCCCCCTGGAGCCAAGGGCATGGATTGCGGATACAGGCTGGCCATTTATGGTGCCGGCTTGCGGTGGCCGCACCTGCCGGGAGAGACGGATATGGATACTAAAGAATTCCAGCTGACAGAGAATTTTACCCTGCGCGAGCTGACCCGGTCCCAGACCGCAGCGCGCAAAGGTATTTATAATCTGCCGCCCCAGGATGTGGTGCATAAGCTCCGGGACCTGTGCGTGCAGATCCTGGAGCCCGTGCGCCTGCATTACGGGGTTCCGATCGTTCCGTCCAGCGGCTACCGCAGCCCGGAACTCAACGCGGCGGTAGGCGGTTCAAAGACCTCCCAGCACTGCAAGGGCGAGGCCGTGGACTTTGAGGTGCCGGGCGTCAGCAATTACGACCTGGCCGACTGGATGCGCAAGAATCTGATTTTAGACCAGCTGATCCTGGAGTGCCACACCCTGGGCAAGCCCCATTCCGGGTGGGTGCATGTGAGCTATAAGGCCGGGGCCAACCGCCGCCAGGTGCTGACCTATTCCGGCGGTAAATATTTTACCGGCCTGGTGGCCTAAGGAGGACGCATGGGACTTGATTTGACAGGCCTTGGATCGGCCTTTGATTTTGCCGGCGGACTTCTGGACAGGTTTTTCCCCAAACAGATGACTGAAGCGGACCGGGCGGCGATGCAGGCCAAGTTGAGTCAGGCCATTGACGAACGGGACGTGCAGCGGGACGCATTGAAACGGGACATCATTGTGTCGGAGATGAACCAGGCGGATGCGTACACCAAACGGGCGCGGCCCAGTGTGGTTTATATGGGCCTGGTGTTCATCGGTCTGGTGCATGTGGTGTTTCCCATGGTGTTCTATTTTGCCGGATTGTTTAAAACCGAAATGCCCACGCTGCCGTTACTGGCGCTGCCCCAAGAATTCTGGTGGGCCTGGGGCGGGGTCTGTTCCGTGTGGATGGTCGGACGCAGTGCAGAGAAGACGGCCCAGGCCAAGGGCGCAGCCGCCAAGGTAATATCCATGATCACCGGAAACAAGGGGATGTGATGGATGAGTGCGATATTGCCGCCGGCCATGAGCAATTTTTACGGAACAAAGCCATTGAAAAGGCCCGGAACGGATATGACCAGCCCGGCTGTAGTGAGTGCATTGACTGCGGGGAGCCAATCCCCTTGGCCCGGCGAAAGGCAATGCCGGGATGCTGCCGGTGCCTGCCGTGCCAGGCAGTATTTGAGAGGGCGTCGTGATTGATTACAAGGCGTTGCAGTTCTGGTTCATGGTGATTTCGGCAGTGGTCAATGTCGTTGTCTGGCTGGGTGTCTGGATCACGAATAAAGACAAGGCACACGGAAAGGATGTTGCCGCAGTCAAGTGTGATATCCAAAAAGTTGATAAACGCGTGATACGCCTGGAAGAGAATAAGATCGAACACCGTGATCTTGCCGCTGTGCATGGCCGGATCAACAAAGTGTCCGATCAGGTGTCAGAAATGAAGGGGTCTTTGGATAATATCGGCGGGTCCGTGGATATGATCCTGGATACTTTAATGAAGCCGGAGAACAAATCATGAGCCTGAACGATACCATATCCCAGCACCTGCGGATAACCCTGCTTCGGCTGCTGGAAGAGACGGCCAGCTATTCGCTGAATGAATCCATCCTGGCGGACGGGACCGAGCCATACGGGTTTACACCTGGCCGGGACCGGGTGCGCACGGAGCTGGCATGGCTGGCAGACCAGGGGCTGGTGGAACTGGATGACGACCCGGGCATCATGGTTGCCACGCTGACCACACGGGGCCTGGACGCGGCAAAAGGCCGGGTTACGGTGCCGGGGGTGCGTCGGCCCACGCCAAGGATGAAACGGCGGTAAATATGGCCAAAAACAAACGTAAAGGCCGGGGACGGCCCTCATCCATAGACCAGCTGCCGGAAGATCTGCGGGTGGAGATCAACGCGGCCCTGAGGGACCGGCGCTTGACCCAGACCAAGATCCTTGAGGCGATCAACCCCGTGCTCCAGGTCCGGGGGGAGAAGCCAATAAGTAAGAGTGCCCTGGGGCGGTACGCCATGGCCGTGGAGGAGAAAGGGGCCATGATGCGCGAGGCCCGGGAGGCTGCAGACGCTTTGGTGGGCGGTCTAAACGAACAGAAAGGCACGGATATCGGCCGGGGTGTGACGGAGATTGTGAAGACCCTGGCGTTTAATCTGGTGCTCAATGGCGGCGAAGTGGACGTGGACACCCTGAACAAGATCGCTTTGATATCCCAGCGCATTGAGCGGTCCAGCAAAATCACCCTGGATCGGGAGAACCAGGTGAGAAAACAGGCCCAGGAAGAGGCCCTTGCCGCAGTGGAACAGACCCTGGGAGACCATATCCCGGATGCGGAACGACTCAAAGAGATCCGGAGCATGCTGAACCTATGACAGGCAGAGCCAATAACATACCCAAGGCGCCGGGCAAACTGTTTTTGCCGTACCAGGACGCATGGATTGCGGACCAGAGCCGGCTTAAGCTCATGGAGAAATCCCGGCAGATCGGGTTGTCCTGGAGCTCTGCTTTTGCAACGGTGGAGCGCACGGCACCCAGGGAGGCAAAGCACGACCAGTGGGTCTCTTCCAGGGATGATATCCAGGCCAGGCTTTTTCTTGAGGACTGCAAGAAGTTTGCGGGCATGCTCAATGCCGTAGCAAAGGATATGGGCGTGATGGTGGTAGACGATGCCAAAAAGCTGTCGGCCTATGTGATCAGCTTTGCCAACGGCAAGCGCATCCACTCCATGAGTTCCAACGCCGATGCCCAGGCCGGTAAGCGGGGCGGGCGTGTGCTCGACGAATTTGCCCTGCATCCTGACCCAAGAAAGCTTTATTCCATCGCCTATCCGGGCATCACCTGGGGCGGTCAGATGGAGATCATCTCCACCCACCGGGGATCGGCCAACTTTTTCAACGAGCTGGTGGAGGATATCAAGCACCGGGGCAACCCCAAGGGATTTTCCCTGCACACGGTGACCCTGGAGACGGCCCTGGACCAGGGCTTTTTATTCAAGCTCCAGGAGAACCTGCCTCGGGGACATGAGTGCCTGGAGATGGATGAGCAGGATTACTTTGATTTTATCCGGTCCGGGTGTGCGTCCGAAGAGCAGTTCCTCCAGGAGTACATGTGTGTGCCGGCGGACGATGCAGGGGCGTTTATCTCCTATGACATGATTGCCGCCTGTGAGTACCGGCCGGGCGTGGTGTGGGAGATGACCGGGGATGAAAAGGAGTTGTACCTGGGTATGGACGTGGGCCGGACCAGTGATTTGACGGTGATGTGGATTTTGGAACGGGTCTCCGGGACCTTTTTTACCCGGCGGATCATTACCCTTCAGAACCGGACATTTTCGGAGCAGGAGACGGTTTTATATGATCTATTGGCAGTTCCCGCTGTTCGGCGGGTCTGTATTGATTCAACTGGACTGGGTATGCAGCTTGTCGAGCGTGCCCAGGAGAAATTCGGAACTTACCGGGTTGAGGGGGTGCGTTTTTCAGCGCAGATCAAGGAGGAACTGGCGTATCCGGTCCGGGCGCTATTCGAAGACAAGGCTGTCAAGATCCCCAAGGATGACCAGATCCGGGCGGATTTGCGTGGCATTAAAAAAGTGACCACGGCAGCCGGAAATATCCGGTTTGAGGCGGACCGTGGGGCCAATGGCCACAGTGACCGATTCTGGGCGCTGGCCTTGGCAATCCATGCGGCGGACCAGCCGGTGGGAGATATCGAATACGAATCCGTCACGCCACGGCGGTTTAAGAAAGCGGGGTGCTGGTGATGCGCAGGATCTACGATCAGTTCATGAGGCTGCTGAAGCGGCCGGAAAAGAGGCCGGACAGAAATCCCATGCCGGCGGCGCCCCTGACCGACGGGTTTCGGGATTATGTGGCGGACGGGTTAACGCCGGAGCGGCTGGCAGAGCTGCTTAAAGAGGCGGACGCAGGCGAGATCAGCCGCCAGGCCGAGCTGTTTGACCAGATCGAGGAGCGGGACGGCCACATTACCGGGGATATGTCCAAGCGTCGCAACGTGATACTGGACGCAGATTTCGTACTGGAGCCGGCGTCCGATGACAAGCGGGACCATGCAGTGGCCGAGGCGGTCAATGAATACCTGGACGGGATTACCAACTGGCCGGATATCCTGGTCTCCCTCCAGGACGCCGTGGGCAAGGGGTATGCCCCAATTGAGCTGCACTGGGATTATTCCGAGGGCCAGGTGTGGGTGGACAAGTTTGAGTTTATTGAACAGAAGCGGTTCAGGTTTACGGACGGGTCCGGGATTTTAAGCCGTGTGCCGCTGTTGATTACGGATGAAGATCCGCTGGGTATTGATATCCCTCCGTTCAGGGTGATGATGCACAGGTACGGCGGTATGTCAGGACATGTGGTACGTGCAGGGATCTACCGGATATGCGCCTGGTGGTATCTGTTTAAGAATTATTCGGTCAAGGACTGGGTTATATTCTGCGAGGTGTACGGCATGCCCCTGCGCCTTGGCAAGTATGATCCGGGTGCCAGCAAGGAGGACAAGGAGGCGCTTGCCATTGCCGTGCAGGCCCTTGGCACCGATGCGGCGGGGATTATCTCAAAGTCTACAGAGATCTCTTTTGAAAACGCAATGTCCGGACAAGCATCCGGCGACCTTTACAAGGGCCTGGCCGGTTTTGCCAACAAGGAGATGTCAAAGGCGATTCTGGGCGGGACGCTCACTAGTGATGTTGACGGCAGGGGCTCTTATGCGGCTGCAAACACCCATAACGATGTGCGGCATGATCTGATCAATGCCGATGCCAGAGCCCTTGCCGGCACCATCCGTGGCCAGCTGATACGGCCATGGGTGGGGTTCAACTTCGGGTGGGACGTTGCAGTGCCAAAATACCGGGGTTCGTTCAAAAAATTTAATCCGGAGGAACATGCCGAACTGCTGGATAAATTCGCCGACCGGATGGATATCCCCGTCTCCCATGTGCGGGAGAAATTCAACATCCCTGCCCCGGAAAAGGATGAAGAGTGCCTTCGGGCTAAAATTGCCCCTAAAAATGAGATTGAGGCGTCTATGGTACATGTAGCTGCGAAACAGCCAAATGAGCCTGAAAACGAAGAAATGGACTTCACAGGCATGGTTTTGGAACAGATCGGGGAAGCGTCTGACACATCCATTGCCGCGATGCTGGAGCCGGTAAAAGAGATCCTGGCCGGGGCGGAGTCTTTGGAAGAGTTCCGTGATGCCCTGGTCCGGGCCTGGCCGGACATGGACACGGCGGCCCTGGGGTCTGTGATTGAACGGGCCATGCTGGCGTCGGAGCTGGGCGGGCGGTATGAGGCGTCAAATGGTTAAGGCGTCTGTGGAATACGGTGCCATGCCTTTTAATGAGGCGATCCGGTTTTTCAGGGACAAGCTTAATGTGCCCACGGAGCGGTATGACGACCTTGCCAAGGAGATGCACGCCAAGGGGTTTATGGTGGCCGGGGCAATGAAGGCCGAGCTGTTGACAGATCTGCGTGGGGCAGTTGACCGTGTGATTGCCGGAGGCGGCACCCTGGAGAGCTTTAGAACAGATTTTGACAAGATTGTATCGGATCACGGCTGGCGGTACAAGGGCGGCCGGAACTGGCGCACCCGGGTGATTTACCATACAAATCTGCGCAGCGCTTATAACACGGGGCGGTGGGAACAGGTGACTGATCCGGATGTTGTGCGCTTGCGGCCCTATCTGATGTATCGGCACTCCGGCTCGGCCAATCCCAGGCCCAAACATCAAGCCTGGAACGGATTAGTACTGCCATATAACGATCCCTGGTGGGACAGTCACGCGCCCCAGAACGGATGGGGGTGCAACTGCCGGGTGGATTCCGTGTCTGACAGAGATTTGAAACGCATGGGAAAGAAAGGTCCGGATACGGCACCGGAGATTAAGTACCGGGAGTATACGGACCGGGACGGCAACGTCAAGCAGGTTCCCCAGGGAATTGACCCGGGGTTTGATTACAACCCTGGGAAGGCCAGAGACAGATCTTACAAGGTGCTGGCGGATCGGATGGAGACACTGGATTATGACATTGCCCGTCCGTTTGTGTCCGAGTTCTTAAAGGGGCCGGTGTTTGAACGGTTTTTTGATGGCAAGATTGCCGGTGAGTTCCCGGTGGCTGTGTTGTCCGGAGCGGATAGAGCGGCCATGGGCAGCAAGGCCCAGACGGTCTGGATCTCCAAAGCACATATTGATGCCATCAAGTCCGCTGCCCCTGACATTTCCATTGATGATTTTTCACTGATTCAGACACTCATCGAAACCGGGAATGTCATCAGGCATGGGGATGCCTTACAGATCGTCAGCGATGTAGCGGATAAGCGCTATAAAGCCACGATGGTACAGGGCAGCAGGCACTATTCAATCACGCAGCTTGAGGCAAAGGATAAAGGATTTTAAGCATGTTAAAAATTTTACAGATGATTGCTTCCCTGGATACAGATACCGGCAAAGCCCCGGAATGGGTGCTGCTGTTTGCAGCCGGATGGGGACGTCTTGCCGACGGCAAAAAGTTTTTGGTGGACCAGGCGGGTTTCAAACTGATGATGGAAGCCATCCGGAGCCGGGGCAACCAGATCCATTTTGATTACGAGCATGCCAGTGTCCAGCATCGCGGCGAGATTGCCGCCGGTGCACCGGCGGCCGGGTGGATTGAGGAACTGGCCTGGGAAGACGGAAAGGGCATCATGGCCCGTGTTTCCTGGACCGATAAGGCTGCGGCCCATCTGGCGGCCCGGGAGTACAAGTATTTTTCCCCGGTGTTCGGGATCAAAAAAAGTGACAAACGGGTCTGCTATCTGGACAGCGTGGCGCTGACCAATCGGCCCAAGACCGATAATTTAACGCCCATCCTGGCGGCGCTTGAAGCCGGGATGGTGGAGAACGAGGAGACAATTATGGACAGAGAAAAATTGATCGCCGCGCTGGGGCTGGCTGAAGATGCCACGGACGATATGATTGTGGCCGCTATCGCCGCGCTTGGGGTGAAACTGCCGGAGGGCGAGGCTAAAGAGGTCATGCCGGAACGGGTTACCGCCGCACTGGGGCTTAAGCCCGATGACACGGTATCTGTTGTGGAGGCGTCCATCCTGGCCCTGAAGCAGACCGCAAGTACAGGTGCAACTGCAGACCAGCTCAAGGCCCTTGAGGACCGGCTGGCGGAACGGGACGCGGCGGACGCGGTGGCGGCGGCTATGGATGCCGGGAAGGTTACTCCGGCGCAAAAGGATTGGGCCATGGACTATGCCCGCAAGGATCTGGACGGCTTTAAGGTGTATGTGGCCAAGGCGTCTGTGGTGGTGCCCATGGACAAATTGCCAGGGAGATCGTTTACACCGGACGACTCAAAAAACAAAGACGCCGTTATGCAGGTGGCCGGCATGATGGATGTTGACCCTGATGATTTGACGGAAAAAGAATAGTCATTTTGTCATCACTTTAACCTGAAATTTGAGAGGAAACAGACATGACGGCATTAACGGAAGACCGGGATACCCGGAGAAAGGACGGCAGGATCGGTCAGGGGCCGGTTGCAGCCTCGACCAAACTCTATGGCGGGGGCATGGTTTGCCATAATGCGGCCGGTTATGTGGTGCCAGGCTCTGACACGGCAGGGCTTGTGCTTGCCGGGGTATGCGCCGGACAGCAGGACAACTCCGCCGGGGCCAACGGCGATCTGACCGCAGAGTACGAGCGGGACGGCCTGCACCTGATGAACTTCAGCGGCACGGCGACCCAGGCCAATGTAGGGGACAGCGTCTGCATCGTAGATGACCAGACCGTGGCCCTGGCCGCAACGACCACCAACGGCATCCCGGCCGGTAAAATTGCCGAGTTCGTCGTCAGTAACAAGGTATATGTGGATATTGCCCCGGCCGTTCAGTAGCCGGTGCTGATCCCGTATTGATGAAAGACATAACATCTTAGGAGATAGATAACATGCTGCTGAATAAATCAAACATTATAGCGGTGTTTACGGTTCTAAAAACCGTATTTAACAAAGCGTTTGAAGCCGCGCCGTCCATCTGGGAACAGACGTCCATGAAAGTGCCCATGGGAACCGGAGCGATCATGGATTTTTCTTGGATCGCAAGATTCCCAAAAATGCGCAAATGGATCGGAGACAAGGTGTACCGGAAATTGAAGGTGCATCAGTACTCGGTGGTGGTGGATGACTGGGAGGCCACGGTGGTGGTCAAACGAAACGATATCGAAGATGACCAGATCGGTATTTACAAGCCAATGGCACAGGATGCAGGGTTCTCGGCTAAGCAGTTACCGGATGAGATTGACGCGGACCTGAAGAACAACGCCTTCACGGAGAAGGGTTATGACGGACAATACTTCTACGATACAGACCACCCGGTGACGGATAAAGGCGGCGATGTCCAGTCTGTATCCAACAAGGGGACCATGGCGCTATCTGCCGCCACCCTGGCCGGCGCCAAGGCATCCTATGGGGCAGCGAGAACCGCCATCATGTCGTTCACGGATGATGAGGGCCGCCCCCTGGGGCTGATACCGGATACCCTTGAGGTGCCGCCGGCCCTGGAAGCAACGGGCAAAATCCTGTGCGACAACCCGAAACTTGAAGATGACAAGCCAAACCCATATTACGGCACGGCAAAACTGGTGGTGAACCCCAGGTTGACCAGCAGCACACAGTGGATGCTCCATGTCACCACCCGGCCCATAAAGCCGTTCGTCATTGTTGAGCGCAAAAAGCCGGTGTTTGTATCCCAGACGGATATGGCCTCTGAGTCGGTGTTTGACAGGGCGGAGTATAAATTCGGAGCGGAAGCCCGGATGGCCGGCGGATATGCATTGTGGCCGCTTTCCTGGGGATCTACAGGGACTGAGTAATAATGAATTAAAGTGTCCACTATGGTGGACCTTTTAACTTAACACGCCCTGGGTGAAGTGATTCCCCAGGGCGGATAAAAGGAGAGTGACATGGGTGTTTTTATCCAATCGCGTCATGACGGGTTCCGGCGGTGCGGAGAAGTGCATACCCGTGAGGGGCGGATATTTCCGGCCGGACATTTTACGGATGAACAGCTTGAGCAGCTTAACGACGATCCTGAGATCACCATGCTGGCAGGCGTCTCGGAAGAAATGCCTGATCTGGAGCTTGAAAATGGCGGCGGAAATACGTTGTCTGATCTTGCCCGGGCGGCCGGCCAGGCGGTGGCCGACGGTAAGACCATCGGCAGCGGTGCGCCGGCTGTCGAAGCCATGGAGGAGATCCTGGGGTACAGCATCACCTCAGAGCAGCGGGATGAAGGCTGGGCAGAATGGCAGGCGGGGAGTAACGCATAATGGCCTATTGCACCCTGGAAGACATACTGGGCAGCATGGATGAGGCGGATGTCATCGGATACACCGATGACGACGACGCCGGCACCGTGGATCAGTCCCGGGTGGATCAGGCCATTGAGATGGCCGGGGTGATGATCGATGCCTATGTGGGCGGGCGGTACCAGGTGCCCCTTGATCCGGTGCCGGATCTGGTCAAGCGGCTGGCTGTGGACCTGGCCGTATTCGAGATCTGTTCCCGGCGCAGTGACCCGCCCGAGAACCGGGAGCAGAAACGGCAGCAGGCGGTTCGGCTGCTGGAGAAGATCGGATCTGGATCGGCTGTGATCCCAGACGCTGTGTCTGCGGCGGCTGACTCCGGGAGCAACCCGGTGCAGATCAGTTCTGCGGACCGGGTGTTCTCCCGGGACCGGTTGCGGGGGTTGTAATGACGGCTTTTGTCCAGGTCAAGATAGACGATCGGGATGTCATGCATCGCCTGTATGAGGTCGCAGCACGTGGGCACAATCTGACGCCTGTGATGAAAGCGTTTGGGGATTACCTGGTCAAGGAAACGGTTGACAGATTCGAAAAAGAACAGGAACCGTCCGGAAAAGCTTGGCGGCCCTTGTCTCCTGAGACGCTGAAGTATAAAAAAAATGACCTCATTTTGACCGAGAAGTCTTTTTTACGAAACAGCATACATCGTCAGGCAGGACCGTTACATGTGCGCGTCGGCTCAAACCGTGCTTATGCCGCTGCGCATCAGTTCGGCATCAAAGAGAAGCTTAATATCAGGTCACACCGCCGGAAGGTTAAGACAAGAAATAAAAGGGGCATTCAGGCCGGTGTTACTTTTGTGAAAGCGCATGACCGAGATGTCAACTTGCCGCCACGGCCGTTCCTTGGATTCCGGGCATACCGTGACAGGAAAGAACTTATCAACACACTTAAGGATTATTTGAAACTTGATCGCTGAAGTCGAAAATAAAATTCTGGACTGGCTGGATACTGCGGGCCTGGGTGTACGGGCCACGGATGTCACAAAGGGTGAGAGCATTAAAAAGCCTGCGGTATTTGTCTATATCGAGGCCGGTCAGCTGACCCGGGCGGCCATGTCAAAGATCAAGGTCAGCCTGGATGTCTATGTGCTGATTGCCTTCCGCAGTGTGCGGGACGAACTTGAGCGGAGGCACGGGCTCTATCCGATTTTGGAGGGTGTGATGCAGGGTCTCATGCTGGCGGATCTGGGTCTGGATATCACCCCGCTGATCCCGGACCGGTTCGCCAACATCACGGATGTCGAGTTCCGGGAGAAAAACACCCTGCTGTACCAGATCAAATTCACCACGTCCTACATCATGGCGCGGGTG